AGGCGATACACACGGCTCGTCACTTTACGTACGCGGGCGCGCGCATGTAGTAACTACCGAGTGTGTGATGTCCCCCTTATAGGGGGTCTCTTTTGTTGCTGGATTCTGCCATCGGCGCCTGACCTGCGGTTTCTTGCTGCCCCATTCTGCCGAGCATTCTGCCGAGGCTGGGTCCAGGTTGCTTGGCCTTGAACCTCAGAACCGTTGTGGCTGTTTGCTGGCAGGCGCCCCACCTGCGGGTTGCCACGAACGTCGGTCGTTAGGTACGTTATTTCCACACTGCGACGAGAGGACGCACCATGAACACCGTCACTTCGATCAACTGGGCCCGGACGAAGAACGAGCACTACAACAGCACGCTGCACACCGGCACCCGGTCCGGCTGGACCTTCGCCATCCACACCCCGCTGGGCGGGAAGTCCCACCTGACCGCGACCCACAAGGACGGCCGCAGGTTCAGCGGGTCGCACATGTCGCTGGCCTCGGCCAAGCAGGCAGCCATCGGCATCATGCATCCCGCAGAGGCGATGGCGTGGGTGTCCAACCGAGCGGGCGGCGGCAAGCATGCCGTCTGGGGTAACGTCGAGTTCCGGTTTTGGCGGTCCCTGCACGATGGCCGCCTGTACGTGGCTCAGTTTGGGTCGGGGACACAGGTCCAGGTCGAGTGCTTCGCCGATGCCCGCATGTGGGCCGTCGACGTCCTGGAAGAGCTGTACGGACCCATCCACCCGAAGCCGTCCGAGACGGCTGAGACGGCCGCTGACGGGGCCGTGACGGCCCTTGAGAGTGCGCTGCGGGCCGCCGGGATCCGCTTCACCCCGCGCCAGCTTGCGATTGCCGCGCTCGCCCTGGCGTGAGTGTCCCTGCCGGGGCGTACGATGGCCACGCCGCCAGTGCCCCGGATCCGGTGCGACTGCCCGTGTCGACCTCGCTACAAGATCTTGTCTGGGTTGCGGTTGCACCTTTACCCCGTAGACGGTACAGTCGGGGCAACGCGAAGGGGTCCCGACCGAAGTCGGGACCCCTGGTGTTAGCGACAACCGCGAAGAAGTCCACCGAACACAACCGAAGGGTACCACCTGATGGCCATCAACCCCGCACACCTGACGTACCTTCGGGACTCATCCGCCATCACCCCGGCTGTCGCCCTGTCCTCGGGCATCGAGTCGACGCCGGACGGCCTGCGGTTCCCCTGGAACGACGGGACCGGCCCCACCGTGTGGCAGGTCCGTCCCGACAAGCCGTCACTCGACGACGAGGGCAACCCCAGGAAGTACCTGTTTCCCAAGGGGGCGAAGATCCCCCTGAACCGCCTGCGGGACGGTGACGGGTACTCGCGGCTGATCCTCGCCGAGGGCACGAAGCAGCAGTACGCGGTGCTGTCCCACGCCCCCGCCGACTTCGCCGTCTACGGCATGTCCGGCTGCTGGGGCTACAAGCACGGGGATCTGTCCGTCGCGGACGGCCGGGACGTCTTCCTGCTTCTGGATGCCGACCTGGAATCGAACCTGGACGTGTGGACGGCGGCCGAGCAGCTGACCAAGCAGCTTCGGCGGCACGGCGCCCGGTCGGTCTCGTACGTGGCCACGACCGGCACCGGCAAGGAAGGCGTGGACGACGTCCTCGCGGCCTTGCCCGAAGAGCGGCGCGGACACATGATGCGGACGTGGCTGTCCGCCGCCGCGCCGAAGCTTCCGAAGAAGCCCAAGTCCAAGAAGCCGGTTCCCACCGAGCTCGACGCGAAGGCGGCCAAGCTCTTCCAGACCCGGGACAAGCCCCTGAGCTACAAGCCCGTGGACGGGGCGCAGATGATCATGGCCGACTGTCCGGCCGCGATCACCGCCGAGAAGAACATTGCGCTGTACAAGGATGGCGTGTACTCGGTCGACGAGGACTCGCTTCTGTCCGCCGTGGTGAAGATGCTGGGCAACTTCTACACCCCCGCCTTCCGCACCCAGACCACGGACGTCCTGCGCGGGCTGCTCGCCGCCGAGGGCAAGAAGCTTCCCGAGCGGATGAGTCAGCCGCTGCTGAACTGCGCCAACGGCATGGTGGACCTTCGTGATGGCCGCCTGATGCCGCATGACCCGTCCTACATGTCCTACGTGCAGGTGTCGGTTGGGTACGAGCCCGAGATGCCGACCCCGGTCTACGACGCGTGGCTCGCCGAGGCCCTGAGGCAGGACGGCCACACGGACGCCGACGTGGCCCGTCTCGTCGCCGACATCGAAGAGACCGCCGGGACGATGCTGGACCCGTCCAAGACCCCGTCTAAGGCCTTGTTCCTGTTCGGCCCGTCCCGGTCGGGTAAGTCCACCTTCCTGCGCCTGCTTGTCGCCATCGCCGGGTCGGCCAACACCTCGGCGGTCACTCTGCACGAGCTCGGCAGCGATCAGTTCGCCACGGCCAACCTGTACGGGAAGATGCTCAACGTGGCCGCCGACCTGTCCAACAAGCACGTCGAGGACGTGTCCCGGTTCAAAATGATGACCGGCGAGGACGTGTCGAACGCGAACCGCAAGTACGGCAAGCAGTTCAGCTTCACGAACCAGGCCTTGTTCGCCTTCAGCGCCAACGAGCTTCCCACCGTGTCTGAGGCCTCACGTGCCTACGCCGAGCGCATGAAGCCGTTCAACTTCCCCAACAGCTTCGCCGGTCGCGAAGACAAGACCCTTGAGTCGAAGCTGATGGCCGAGCTTCCCGGCATCCTCGGCCGGTGGGTGCGGGCGTACGGGCGGTTCCTGGCGCGCGGCGGGTACGGGCTGACGGACAAGGCCACGCAGGACAGCTTCGAGGCGAAGTCCGACCGGGTGGCCCAGTTCTTCCAGGACATGGTGACGGTGACCCCGGCCGAGTTCGGCTCGAAGCTGATGACGGACGTGGCGACCGGCCGCCGGGACGTCGCGATGGCGTTCAACGCGTGGGCCGAGCGCAACGGCGGCAGCAAAATGGGCGAGCGGGCGTTCTTCAACCGCTTCGCCCAGATGGCGGGGGTCACCGAGGTCCGGATCGGCAAGGGGTCGCGGGCGTACAACGTGACGGTGGCGAAGGCCGACGACGACACCTGGTCCGAGGACTCGGACGAGCCGGTGGCCGACCCCATCGAACCGTCCGGCGTGGTGACGTCCCAGAACGGCTGGACGCCCTCTCAGGCGCCTGTGAACGAGCCGGTGTTCCAGGATGTCCCGAGGCTCGTCCGAGGCCCTCAGGCGGGCGCTGAGAGCTTCTCACTGACGGCCTCTGCGGTGGCCGACCCGTTCGCCCCCGATGACCTCGGGTACGAGCTCTAGTTTCTGATCCGGGGTTGACAGCCTCTGTTGGGGTGATGCATGATGAGTGCATCACCCCAACAGAGAGGCAAGACCATGGACGTCGTCTTCGCGATCGCCGGTTCGGCAGTCGGAACCCTCATCAGCGTGTTCGCCCTGTGGCTGATGTTCATCCGGCCCGAGGACAAGCGGATCGCGGCCGAGATGGCGCGGGAAGCGGCGGACGCGCGGTCGCAGCGCGACTGAGCGAGGGCCTGGACGGACCACACCGACAGAGAGGCACCACCATGAAGTATCGCAACTACACCCGGGAAGTCCTGGACCAGATCGCGGACGGGAAGATGGTCGCCGTCGCCACCGTCCTCGGGACGCACGCTCAGTACGACCCGCGCAGCAAGAGCGACCCGATGCCGTGGCTGAGCAGCGGGTTCCGGTACACCGGCCGCGAGGTCCACGCCGCCCCGGCGTGCGGCGAGAGGCTGCTGCAACTGTCCGGCCGCTTCACAAAGTGCAACCTTCCCGAAGGGCACGACAAGGCGCACCGGCGCGTGACCGTCTGAACCACGACCCGAGAACTGACCCACCATGCACGGTTCCACCCCCGTAGGTTGATGAACCTGCGGGGGTGTGGCATACTCACCTTAGGAACACACCCGGTACCGGCCGAGACAGACAGAGCCGGTCACTGAAACCGGAAGGACCATCGTGAAGGTACTTGCATTCGACATCGAGACGGCGTCCGCCGAAGAGATGCACAGCTACGGGCCCGGCTTCACCCGGCTGTGCGGCTGGGGCGACGTCGAGCCGGGGTCCCGGATCTACATCAGCGCCGACCCGTACGACCTGCTTCACGCCCTGACCGAGGCCGACGGCATCACGGCCCACAACGGCATCAACTACGACTTGATGGCCTTCGCCCGCGAGGGCTTCATCAGCTACGACGAGTACGAGAAGCTGTGTCACAAGACCTTCGACACGCTGATCACCGAGAAGCACCTGAACCCCATCGGCGCCCGGGGCGCGCAGCCGTCCGGCTACTACACCCTCGACGGCACGGCCCGGCGCTACGGTGTGGGCGGGAAGTCGTACGTCGACTTCGAGGGCAAGCGTGAGATCATCCGGCGGATCCGGGGCGACAAGGAAGCCGACAAGATCGCCAAAGCTCGGCAGAGTCGCCTCAGGAAGGCTGAGGAAAACGCCGCACTTGCCGGGCGGCCGAACGGAAAAACGACGGCACTGGTTGAGGCTGAGACGTTCGGCGTCCTGAAGCTGCTGTCCGACCTGTACGGCGGGTACGACAAGATTCCGGTGGATGACCCCGACTACCGCCGCTACCTTGAACTGGACGTGGAAGCACAGCGGGGCGTGTACCGGGCGCAGTCCGAGGAACTGGCCACCCACACCGCCGAGTCACGGCGGTACGTACGGCGTGAGCACTACGTGTCCATGTCGATGGGCCGCGTCACGCTGGAAGGCGCCCGCGTCGACGTCGACCTCACCATGAAGCGCTGGTCCGAGGGACAGGCGCGCCTCGACGCCGGTAAGCAGCTGCTGCACGACCGCTTCGGGATGCCTCTGGAAGGCAAGAAGCCCCATGCCACGAACCCGGGGAAGGCGGCTTTCCGGGCAGCGCTGCTCTCGACGGGGATCGATGAGGCGCACCTCGACGCGAACTGGCCCAAGGGGCGGGACGGCTCACTGCTGACCGGCAAGGACGTGCTGGAAACGTTCATCCCGATCCTGAAGAACGCTGGCAACGAACGGGCCGCGCAGGTATGCGAGACGGTGAAGGCCCTCAACGGCGAGCGCACCATCTACGGCACGATCCTGGCGCACCTGGTGGGTGACAAGGTCCACCCGTACATCGGCCCCGACCAGGCTTCGGGCCGCTGGTCCATGAAGGACCCGGGACTGACCGTGTTCGGCAAGCGTGGCGGCAAGGCGAGAGAGCGCGCCGTGATCGTGGCCGACACGGATGACGAGATCCTCGTCGCCATCGACGCGGACCAGGTCGATGCGCGCGTCATCGCGGCCGAGAGTCAGTGCCCCGAGTACATGAAGCTGTTCGCGCCCGGCATGGACCTTCACAGCGAGGTCTCGTTCCGTGTCTGGCCGAGTGAGGCGCAGCACGAAGCCGACTGCCACAAGGAACCCAAGCAGGGGTGCTGCGACGTGCTGGCCAAGTGCCACTGTGAGCGCCGCGACCATGCGAAGGTGTTCGGTCACGGGTTCTCGTACGGCCTCGGGGCCAACGGCATGGCCCGGCAGCACGGTGTGGACGTGGCGGTGGCCCACCGGTTCGTTCAGGGCATGACCGAGGCCTTTCCCCGGCTTGCCGAGTGGAAGGCCGAGGTGCGTGCGAGGGCTGGTGCGCTCGGGTTCGATGAGAAGGCGCCCGCGAACGACTCGTACCGCATCCTGCACACGTGGGCGGGGCGCCCGGTCCGGGTCGAGCGAGAGAGGGCGTACACGCAGGCGACGGCCCTCATCGGCCAGGGCGGTACCCGGGACGTGATGGCGGAAGCGATCCTGAGGCTTCCCCCGCAGTACCGGCGCCGGGTGCGCGCGGTCATCCACGACGAGCTTGTACTCAGTCTGCCGAAGGACGACGCACAGGCTGTGGCCCAGTCCATCGCGGACAGCATGGCCTTCGACCTTCGAGGGGTCCGGATCACGTTCGGGTGCAGCCGGGTGTCCAAGAACTGGGCGGGCGCGTACGGCGAGCAGTACGAGACTGCCGCCTGAGAAAGTTCCACGACCGGGGTTGCACAAGCAGCCCCGGTCGTGTCATGATGGTTTTGCAACCAACCGAGAGGAACAAAATGAGCCAGCTCATCGTACCCGTGACCGACAAGCTCGCCCTCGCCCTGCACCGCACCTACGCGTTGATGGGGGTCCTGGAAAAGAAGCTCGTCGACGACGGGCCCCGTACGACGCGGGTCAACGACAAGACCACGTACAAGGACCTTGTGGACCAGCTGGAAGACCTGACCGTCGTCGCCCTCGGCACCACCGGCGTGACCAGCCTGGTGAACGCCGGTTCCCCCAAGGGGGCGCGAATCGACATCTCATCGGAAACGCGCCTGTACCACAACATCAACCGGTCGGTCAGCTACCTGCGGGACACCGCCGGTGAGGTGTTGGCGGGCGACCTGAGCACGTACAACCGGGAACACGTGAACGTGGTCTGGCCGCTGCTGCGCGACCTGTACTACGACCTGATCCGGTCCATCCGGAACCAGGCCGTGGAAGACCTGGACCGCCTGATGGAAGACGGCCCGAACAGCCTGATCCTGGCCGCCGAGCAGCTCGGGCGCTGAGGCGCCGGAACCCAGAGCCGACAACCGCACGAAGGAAGGAACACCATGAGCAAGAAGCAGCTGACGTTCTGGCAGGCGTTCAAGAAGGCCGGGCGCGAGATGTACCAGATCCCCGAGGGCATCTCGGCCGCGCGGTTCATCGCGTCCCTTCCCGCCGGGTACCTGAAGGACGCCCGGGGCCGCGCGGTCAGTGAGGCGTACAGCGCCAGGCGGACCAAGGGTCTTCAGGCGGTTATGAACTACCAGCACATGCGGGGCGACGGCAGCGTGGCGCCCAACGACGTCATGCGCGCCCGGGAAGCCGCCCACCAGGCCCTTGAGGACTTCCCCGAGATGCGGGCCTGGATCGACCCGAACGCGGTCTACTAGCACCGCAGAAGCCATTCGCGAGGGACGTCGAGCAGAGTCTCGACGTCCCTCTGGCGTACCCGGATGTACCGTTCCCGGATCCGGTAGCGGGGCAGCAGTCCTGTAGAGATGAGCCGGTCGACAGCCGTCAGCGGGACGTCGAGCACAGCCGCTGCTTCCTGGCGAGAGAGATAGGTCTCAGTCATGGTTCCATGATACTGTTGCCTCTGTGCGACAGGTGGCAAGGCGACCGGCACACAAGCGAGAGGTGACAGACATGGGTGACATGGCCGAGCACGATGCGACGCGTGCTGACGACTTCGACGACCCGGACGACTTCGACACCATCAGCACGGCCAGCGCGCCGCCGGTAGCGAAGGCCGACCCGAAGCGCCCCGAGGCCTCTCGCGGGCGGTACTACCTGCCCGACCCCGAGACGGGCAAGCGGACCGGCCTTCAGCGGGTGACGAACTTCACGAAGCTGAGTGACGACACCTACCACCTGGAACTGTGGAAGCAGCGCAACGTGCTCAAGGGCGCCGCACTGCTCGTCCAGAGCGGACGCCTCACCGTCGAGCAGCTGGCAGCCAGCGACGTGAAGCAGGACCGCAAGCGCATGGACAACATGGTCACTGCCGCCCAGGACGCGGCCGAGGCCTACAAAATGGCCGACGCGGGGACCGCACTGCACAAGTCCGCCGAGCTGGCCGACTACGCGGGCGGCGACCTGAACCGGGTGCCGGTCGAGCACCGCAGGAAGATCCGGCTGTACCTGGACGCGCTGGCCGCGAACGGCCTGACCGTCGTCGACGACATGATCGAGCGCGTCATCGTCTGCGCCGTGTACGAAGTGGCGGGGAAGTTCGACCGCATCTTCCGGCTTCCCGACGGGTCTCTCGTGATCGGCGACCTGAAGACGGGCGACAGCCTCGACCTGTCGATGCCCGGCATCGCCGCTCAGCTTGAGGCGTACCAGCGCGGCATCAACACGCACGGTATCTGGGACGGGACGCGCTACGACACGTCCCTGAAGGTCCGCGAGGACTTCGGCATCGTGGTGCACCTGCCGTCCACCCGGGACGAGGTGTCGGTGGAAATGGTCGACCTGGCCGAGGGGCGCCGCATCAATGAGTGCAACCTGTTGGTCAAGCGGACGCGGCGCATTAAGGCGAAGCACGTCGCCAGGCCCTTCGACCCCGCCGTCTACGGCGCCAGTAGGGATGCGGCGCACTGGCACTGGTGCGAGCAGCTGAACGCCGCTCACGACCGCCGTCAGATGATCGACGTGGCGACCCGGGCGCGTAGCCTCGGACAGTGGACCGAGCGTCTTGCCCAGGTGGCGCGCGAGCTGGAAGCCGAGATGAAGCAGGCCGCCGGGGCCATGGGAAGCTGACCAGCCCTTCTGGCAACTGTTCTACAGTTGACACCTCGGCTCAGGTCATGGCATCATAGAGACATCGCAAGGGGCCGGGAAGTCCGAGGACTGGAAGCCGCAAGCGAGGGCGGAACCTGCACAGGTTCGCGGTGCAGGTTCCGCCGACCAACAGAGACAGCATCATGAAAGAGGTAGCAACATGGCTCGCGATGAGTTCGACAACGCCGGTGAGTTCGTCAAGATCGAAGAGCTTCTGGGGAAGCCGGTCCTCTTCACGCCCATCGAGTACATCGAGGGCATGACGACGGCGTTCGGCGAGAACAAGGATGCGGTGAGGGCCGACATCGTCGACCTCGACACCGGCGACGAGTACATGGACCAGCTGGTCTTTCAGGGCAAGCTGATCGCCACGCTCAAGCGGCGCATCACGAAGTCCCCGGTGAAGATCGACCGCGACCCGGTCACCGGCGTCTTCACCGAGTCGGTCATCACGACCGTGAAGAGGGTCCTGGGCGTCCTCTCGAAGGGTGAGGCGCAGCGGGGCCAGAACGCGCCGTACATCCTCACCCCCGCCAGCGACGCGCAGAAGGACCTGGCGCGCGCCTACCAGGCCGAGAACCCGACCCCCGACCCGGTGACCACCGTCGTCCGCCAGTACGTCCACGACGCCACCGGCAACACCACCGGTAACACCCCGATGCAGAACCCGGCCGCCGCCACCCAGGTCGAGAACCCGGCGACGAAGACGCCGTCCACCCCGGACAGCGACCCGTGGGCGGCCAGCGAGGACCCCTGGGCTGCCGACAAGTAGCAGCATGGCCCGGTGACCGGTTTCGAAGCCGGTCACCGGCAAGGGGTTGTAGCTCAGATGGAAGAGCACCCCGCACCAGAGCTTCACCGCCCTGGTCGGGCCGGTCGCAGGTTCGAGTCCTGCCAACCCCACTGAACCCCGTCGGGCAGTAGTCGACGGGGTCTCTTGATTCCCAGCGACAGGAAGGAAGAATCATGAATCAGCGCAAGCTGAACGTCAGCTCTGGTGCGGGCGGTCTCACCGGGGTGAAGCGAGCCCGCTTCGATTCCCACGTCGACCGCTGCAAGGACTGTCAGCCGGTCCTGTGTCCGATGGCCCAGCAGCTGTGGCGCGCCGTCTGCGTCCAGGCCATGCGGTCACAGGGCGGCTCGAAGTGAGGCGCCAGGACAGTGGGTGGCGGGATGCCGAGCTCGGCCGCCGTCACGTCACGTGGGGATTCCACGCACCCGCCGCTGGCATGGTTCTGCCGATGATCGAGTACGACCGGGGTGTTCCGGTCGCGGTGGTCAACTACCTGAACCGAAGCTGGGACCTTCCGGTGGGTGACGACGTGACCCGCGCCTACAAGGCGTTCGGCCAGCTGCTCGGCCTTCCGTTCTTCACGGTCCGGTACGACCCCTGTCAGTGGGCGTACCAGGTGAAGGGTCACAATGAGGCCGCACTGAGGTTCCTCAGTCACCAGCGCACCTGGATCGAACTGACCGAGGTACAGTTCGCCGACTTCCTGTACCGGCTCAGGGGACGGATCAGTCCGGACCTGCGTCCGTACGGGGTGGACTTCAACCGGGCGCCATGGGATCCGTCCTTGGTTCTCGGGCCTCAGGCTGAACCGTGGCCCGGGCAGCTGATGTCGCAGCGCCGCCGGAACTTCGAGCCGGTGCAACAGGTGCGCGCCACGTGGCGTAACCCCTGCCTGGACATCGACCTCGCCGTGGTGAACCGGGACCGCCGGGTGGCGCTGGTTGTCGACTACAAGGCGCCTGAGGCCCGCGTCAGCCTCGACAGCACGAACATGAAGGCCCTGTCCTCGCTGCGCCAGGACGACGGGTCCAGCGTGCCCGCCATGGTGGTCCGGTACGGCTACAGCGTGGACGCGTCCGGCTTCCGCAATGAGCAGACCTGGGCGTTCAAGGTGCACTGCCTGAACGCCACGGCCCGCAGTCAGCTGTCCTTCGCTCTGGGCCACGTGGGCGCCGTCAACTGGGCGCTGGCCAGCGTTGTGGCCGACGAGGAATGGACCGACCTGACCGAGGCCGAGTGGGTCGCGGTGCTGCGCTGTATCCGTGACCTGTAGGAACGCCCTGGTTACACCCCTCGGGAAACTTCTTCCCGAGGGGTGTTGCTTTTCTCTGTTGGCGTGGTGCATACTGGTGTCACACCGCAGGAAGCAACCGGAAGAAGGAACACCATGAATGCCAAGGCCCGCGCCGCCCGTCAGATCATCAAGTCCCGCCGCACCGCCGCCGCCGACCACAAGGCCGGTCGGCACACCCTCACCAGCCACGCACTGATGGCCGGTGTCGACGCGAAGGACGCTGCGGGCATCGGCAACGCGATCCGGGCCAAGGCCCCGAAGATGGGTGTCATCGGCTGCACCGCCTTCCTGATCCGCAAGACCAAGGACGGCATCCGCCCCGTCAAGAACGGCAAGCGCTACACCACGACCGACGTCGCCACGCTGTTGACCGCCTACAACCCCCGCGCCCCGAAGTTCGTCGAGGCCAAGAACCTGATGCTGGCCTACGTCGGCGCCTGATACGAAGCGAGGGCGGGCGGTGAAGGCCGCCCGCCCGGCTCACAGATCCCACCACCGGAAGGAACCCAATGATCATGAGCACCGAAGCTGTCGACTTCCGGCCCAGTGACGGGCACGAGTGGTCCCAGTTCGCGTACTGCGCTGAACCGGATGCGCCGAACATGTTCCCCCACCCGCAGGACCCTAGCGGGGTGGCCCTTGCCCGCAACCGCTGTATGAACTGTCCCGTCCGTACCGAGTGCCTGACCGAAGCCCTTCAGCGCGGCGAGCAGTTCGGGGTGTGGGGCGGCCTGACCACGGATGAGCGCATCAGCCTGCGGCGCCAGAATACCCGGTTGGCCACCGAGAAGGGTCGCCAGCGTCTGTCGATGCCTGAGCTGGCCATCGTGGCCATCTACACCCAGGACGTCACGGCGGCCTGAGGCGGCCTCTTGCAACAGACCCCGTCACATTGACTGGGTCTGTTGCTGCATTTAGGATGGAACTATGAACAAGGAACGAAGCAGTTACCGACACCCGCAGCATGACTCGATCGCGGCCCTTCTGACTATCGGTATGAAGGACGTCATGGTGGCGAAGCGTCTAGGCGTCAGCCGCCGGGCTGTCGCCAGGGTCCGGGACATCATCGGGATGAAGGCCTACACCAACACCAACAGCAGCAGCATCGAGGCCAAGCTGGCGAAGTTCAGCACCTCGCCGGACGACGACGGCCACATCCGGTGGACCGGACGCACCTCGGCCAACGGGTGCCCTGAGATCAGGCACCTCAACGTGCCCGTACCAGCGACCCACGTCGCTTTCGAACAGCACACCGGCCGCGTGCCGTCCGGACCCGTGATGAGCAACTGCGGCGTGCGGCACTGCCTCAACGGCGCCCACCTGTGGGACGAGACCGAGCGGACGACGGGGCGGATGTTCCAGCGGGCCCTTGCCGGACTGGAACCCGAGGCCTGGTCCATCTGCCCCCAGGGCATTCACCCGTGGTCCACGGACGGCAGGCTGAACCCGGACCTGTCCCCGTACTGCAAGAGCTGCACGACCGAGCGCACGACCCGGCTCAGGGCCGTACGGACGCGAAGCCGCATCGAGGCCCGGGAAGACGTGACGGCATGAACGCGAAGGTCGATTACTGGTACGTCGGTTCCACGACCGGCATCGAGCACAAGTCCACGGCGTACCTGGACTATGCCAGTGGAAGACCGACGATCCGCACCGGGACGGACAAGTACACCGGTGAGGGGCTGGTCCTGTGGTGGGACCGCGACAAGGGCCGGTGGGTGGACGCTTCCATCCACGCCCGGGACAGCGAGAGGAACTGACATGAGCGACGAGAGCTGGATGGACGACGCGACCCGGTGGATGCAGTCCGCCATGAGGCAGGCCCTGAAGGACGCTGAGGCGGCTTTCGAGGCGAACCCGGGGGCCGAGAGGGTCACCGTCGACACGTGGCTCAGGACGCCCGAGGGTCTCGTTCCCCTGGAACCGGTCACGTTCCAGCGGTCCGACTGGGACCGGGCCAAGGAACAAGGCTTCCGGGCGGACTCACCCGAGTGACGAAGGGGTCTGGGAAACCAGGCCCCTTCCCTCTTGCCATAGGCTGCAACTGCATGTCATAATGGTGGAACACCGCAAGAAGGGAATGTGATGACTGAGAAGAAAGTCCTGTGCGTCTGCGGCGCACCCATCCGTGTGATGGACGCCGACACCGAAGACCCCTGGTGGATGCATGACGCGGTCGCCCCGGCCTGTCCGCTGGCCATCCCGGCGGCGGGAATGCCGACTGGCTTCGACCGGAAGACCCTGGCCGAGAGGCTGCGGGACCAGCGGGATTCGTTCGACAGGGCGGCCGGTGAGATCGCCGACCTGAGGCAGGCCATCCAGAAGGTGAACGACCACGTGGCAGCCCTGAACACCGAGGCCGAGCGTTTCCAGCACGACGAGCGCGCCACTCTCAACCGCGTCTGGGACCGTCTTACCGAGGCTGGTGACGTGGTCGGCGCCAGCATCGTCATGCGCATGATCCGAGGGGAAGAGTCGTGACCCGTACCTACGACCGGGACCGCCCGGTCAACCTTCAGGCCAACGCGTTCGTCGTCGCTGCCCACCGTGCCGAGCACTTCGAGGGGCTCGACCACAACCGGTTCATGGACACGTTCCGGGTGGCCCGCGTCGCCGGTCAGACCGGACGGGAAGAGGACCTGTACCAGGCCTTCCGCCACGCCCTGGACGCCGATGACTCGGTCACCGTCGCGGGGATCATCGAAGGGCTCGCCAGCACGCGCGGGCCGGAAGGGAAGGTGTGGTGATGCACCACATCAGGCACGAGGAACTGGCCATGTTCAAGCACACGGCCGAGGTGATGAACGACCGTCTCTGTGACAGCGGCGACGACGAGTACAACGACGACGACAGCCGGGCCGTGGACCACATCGACGACATCGGCAAGTCAGGGACGTCGGCTCTCGTCCTGACCGGCCAGGACCTGTCCATCGTCGACTGCAACCGGCTCATGGACCAGATCGTCCGGGCCGAGGTCGCGCACTGGGTCCCGAACGCCTCACAGAGGCTGATCCGGCGCGCCGGTCTGGCACTCGGGTTCTCGATGCACCGCTTCGAGCACCTCGACCACGGCGTCGAACTGCGCTGGCACGCGGTGGTTCGCCAGTGGCAATGGGGCACCGCATACCTACAGTGCGTCGACTGCGGGCGGCTGTTCGCGGAAGACAAGTAAGGGATGACGCCTGAAACACAGAACCCCCGCCACGGCATTTGGCGGGGGTTCTGCCGTGCAGTGACGTTACTGCCCGACCATGAGGGCAATCGCCGCGACAACGGCGCTCACAACGGCGCTGAGGACCCCGATCACACCGAGAGGCCAGCGTCTCGCTTCCAGCGCCGTGACCCTCACCTTCAGGTCGTCGATGTCGCCGGTGTGGGCGGCCTGAGCCTGGTGGATGAGCTTCAGCTCACCCTTGACCTCGGCGAATCCTGTGCTCATCTCACCCCGCAACGAAGCCAGTTCGGCAGCAACGTTCAGGCCGCCGAGGTCGGGTGCAGTCATGGCCAATTCCTTACGCTCAGTATAGACCAAGAGGTCTGTTTCTACGGACTGTGATGTTCCGTCAGTCCACGGAAGTCACCGAGGTACGGGTGTCGACGGCCAGCGCAGAGGCGAAGTTCCCACGGAACCGGGCCACGGCGCCGTACACCACGGCCAGGACGGCCGGTATCGCCGACACGGCCGCCGCCTTCCAGGCCAGGATGGACGTGACGTCGAACGCGTCGGCGGTCACCAGGCCCAGGAAGGCCGTGAGGTAGGTGACGACGGCCAGCTCGGCCAGCGACTTGAAGAAGATCTTGTTCATGACGACCCCTAGTTCTTGACGGTGAACAGCCCCGAGTGGCTGCCCAGAATGGCGAGAGACTGACGGCCCGGCTCGCCCATGGCCGCCGAGCCGCGCATGCCGATGCTGCGCCGGAAGGCGTTGTAGGCGGCCTCTGTGGACGTGCCGAAGCTGCCGTCCTTCGCGTACTTCGGGTCCAGGAAGTTCAGCTTGTCGAGAGCGGCCTCGACCAGCTTGACGTCGGCCGGGTGGCTCGTGGCGCCCTGCTTCGCGGGGCGGTCGCGTCGGTAGGCGTCGATCACGTTCGACACGGACACGACCGGCTTCGTGTTGCCCTGGGACTTCGGGGGTGTGCCGGGCTTCGTGCCCTTGGGCGGGGTCTTGACCGGCGGCTTGCCGCTCATCGGCGTGGCGTTGGGCTTGCCGGACAGAATCTCTGTGATCCGGGCCCGCATGGCGGTCCAGTCCACACCCGCCGGGTCCGGCTTCCAGTCGGACCAGTCCTTGTGGCGGATGACCGAGTCCACGGACCATCCGTAGTGACGGCAGACGGCGGCGCAGGCACGAGCGATCGCCTCAAGCTGGATGCTGGGCCACGGGTCCTTCCTGTCACCCTTGTTGACGCACTCGTAGCCCACGAAGTGAGCGTTGCCGTCGACGGCGCCGCTCGACCCCTGGTGCTCGTGCGTCTCGGGAAGCGGGTGACGCTCGTCCTTGACGGCGTCCAGGACGTCCGGGTCGCCGCCGCCCGCATGGTTGGCGCGCCCCCACCCGATCAGCTCGACCACGCCGTCCTTGTGGATCCCGCCGTGACACAGCGGTCCGGGAAGGTCGCTGAGGCCGTTGTAGAGGATGTCGCTGGACCCGGACTCGCCGCCGCCCGTGTGGTGGACCATGACGCCGTACAGGGGGCCCCACGCACCGTGTCCCGCACGGTTGTGGGTGCGCCACCCCGCGTGCTCGCGGACCGTGAGCCCCTCGGCCACGAGCGCGTCGTAGAACTGCTGTGCTGTCATCGGTGTCGCCATGCTGGTTCCTTCCGGTGGTTGTACGGGTTGCTCAGTTCCAGACTTCGATGAACACGGCGCCCACCGCACCGGCGCCGCCGTTCTGGGTGGACGGCGAACCGCCGAGGCCGACGGCCTGGCCGCCGGATCCGCCGCCGCCGTAGCGAATGCCCGCGTTGCCGGTGCCGTTGCTCGACCGGGACAGGCCGCCGGATCCGTAGCCGCCGCCCGAGTCACCGCCACGGCCGGACATTCCGGCCAGGTTGTCGATGCGGACGGCCGAGGAAGCGTTCATGCCGGGAACGGTGACGTCACCCGTTCCCGGGGCGGCGCCGGTGGCGCCTACCGACGTGGCGGGGGTGGTACCGGACGCCATCACGAACGGTCCGCCGTTGCCACCGTTGGCGACGCACCAGGTACCGAACGAGGACGCGTTGCCCGGGTCGCCGTTGTTCGCGCCGATGCCACCCGCGCCGCCCGCGCCGACGGTGACGGTCTCACTGGCAGCCAGGGACGTGATCGGGATCCACCGCTCGCTGTAGCCGCCACCGCCACCGCCGCCGTTGACGGCGAGCTGGCCTGCGGTACACGTCGCACCGGCGCCACCCCCACCCGCGCCGATGGTGATGACCCGGATGCGAGTGGCGTTGGGGTATGAGGCCTTCGTGAAGCTGGTGACACCGGCCGTGGTGTTGGTGATCAGGGACACCATGCCCAGTGAAGTCTTGACCAGTGTCAGACGGCCGTCCGGCAGGACGTCGAAGTACGTGCTGTCCACGCAGACGCGGGCCATGTGAATCCTTCCTCAGGGGTTGCTACGGGTCAGTCTACGGTGGCCGTGTCGGACGGCGGGTCGGTCTCTTCCGGCACGGCCGTTTCAGGTTCGGGGGCGAAGACGGCGACGTGCAACACGGCATTCGGCACTGCGACGCCGTCCAGCCCGCGTGCGACGAGCATCGCCCCGTAGATGCTGACGTCCGCGACGGTGACGGACACCTGCGACGGCCCCATTGCGACGGCCGTGACAACCGCGTCTTCGGTGTACGACGGGAAGCTGACCGATGCGACACCTGTCGCATCGGTGCGGTACACCCCTGCCAGCACCACATGGGGACCCGTCGCAGACGCCGGGGGACCGGCAGGCCCCTGAGGACCGGGGACGCTGGACCGTCGCGACGTGCTGCGCGCCTTGCGCGCGGTCTGTTGCAGGATGCCCGCGAGGGGGTTGCCCGGCACCCTGTTCGCGGGGCTGTTGCGGATCGCCATCACGCCACCGCCAGCTGTCCGCC